AAGGTATATTCTTTGGAGACAATAAAGAATATACAATTAGTGAAAATGGTATATATGACATTGATACGACAGAAAATATAAGAACTAATTTTATCGGTGAATGTAATATCACCATCACCCAGCTTCCTACTTCTATTCTAAAAGACTTTAGCGGCAACGGCAACCACGCCTATTTGTATGGTGGTAAGGGTAAGCTGAATAGCGGGATGGGAGTGTATCAAACTGATTTTACGACATGGAGTAAAACAAATTTTGATGTTCATCCTGAATATATTATAGCAACTAATGGAAATAATAACCTAACATTATATGGAGTTAAAATTAATTCTATCAATGTAGAAATTAAAGGCTATAATGATAAAGTTAAGTTTTTAAGATTGGGATATAATAATAACGATGGTGTTTATAAAGAACTTAATATATTTAACGATGGAATATATACAATTCCAGGCTGTTCACTTGGGCAAGAAGGAAGACTTTGTTCTATTTCTCTATCTTTAAAAGAAGATACCAAAATCACCATCACCCAAATCCCCGACTACCCCGACCAGCTTTGCTACGACGGCAAGATGTACGCAGTGTGCTACGGCTTCCCGATATTAACGGATTACACGGTGATGGCAGAGAGGACGTGGTTTGAGAAAGAAGAATGCAGCTCTTTTATATCCAACTCATTAGGCGGTATGGAAGAACCCAGTAATGGTGCTTTTAGCGTAGAGTTAAAATCTTTAAATAGTTTTACAACAATTAGTTTTGGAAGTATAACAAGTATTGGTATACCGGAAAAAGGGATAACTTATCAAACAAAGCAGTCTTATAACGGTAATTCTATCAATGTTGGAACAAAAGAAAGCAATGACATTCTCATTTTAGGGGGTAGATATTTTTATAAAAACGGTAATACCGCTGGAAATACTTGGACTGGCTGTCACGGCGCCATCATAGTCACCGACCGCAGCTTCACCGAAGAAGAGATAAACTGGCTAAAACAAAACTGGGATAAGATATGAGAAATAACATCTTAGGTGCGGTGGTCTATCTATCCACCGCCATAGTATTCGGTGGCAGCACTGCACTGCTGATGCTCTTTATCAAGGAGAACAGCGACCGTTGCCACTACTATAACGGCAAGTGGAGCAAAATAGACTTGCTGTGTGGAGCTGTCGCGATATGTGCGGGTATGGTTGTAAATCATTATTTGTTGAGGTTATGAAAAAACTACCCTGGCTATTAGTTGTATTGCTGGCCATCGCTTGTGTGGCGGCGTGGTTCCGCCGGCTCGAGCCTTTGCCGGCAGAAATACGTACCGAAACAAAGATACAGACGGTTGTCAAACTTGATACAGTTCTTATCTCCGCACCGATAGCGGTCTTTTGGCAGATATTGCCGAATGACACTGTACGTATAGGTGATACCTTGCTTCATCGCAGAAAGGTTGTGTATGAAGATAGCCTGTATCGTGCGGTGGTGAGCGGATATGTAGACCCGCGACTGGATAGTATGACTGTGTATCCGAAGACGGTTTATCAGACGGTGACAAATGACATCTACCATCCGGTTCCCATCAAGCCGAAGAAAAAGCGTTGGGGATTAGGGTTGCAGACTGGGTATGGTTATCCGAGTGGAATGTACGTAGGCGCAGGAATAAGTTATAATCTATTTGTATGGTAAGAAAGAAATTAACGATGTAGAAGTTGGCTTGTAGCTGACACTCTTTCGGGGCTTAGAGTAAAAAGAAAGCCCCCAACGTTCAAATAATTATTGCCACATAAAAATTTGAAAAAAGCATAAGACACCGCACGTTGGAGGCTTTAATATCTTCAACACGGTATCTTATGCTTTGTTCGTATATAATAATCAAATATTTTATGTGGCAGGGCAAAGATAAATATAAAATTCAGAAAAACTATGTGTAAGTCAGAAATCTTTGCCGAAACAATCAATCTCGTGGCGCAGGAGACCGAAATACCCGCCAGCCGAATACTATCTTCGGATAAGGATACGGAAACCGTAGACGCCCGCTATCTGCTTGTACAGTTGCTTGTCGAAAGGGGAATGTATCCTTCGCAGATAGCTCCTAAAATCCACAAGACCAAACGTGCGATAAACTACATGATTTCCAATTTCCAGGAACGTATGGAAGGCGGGAAAATGTTGAGAATATATTGGGAAAACATTAGGAAAGCGTTGGGAAACAACTGATTTCATGGCAGATTGCGTATTTATACTTTTGTGATGCGGTTGATTTTGACCGTAATACAAAATATAAATCTCTATGGAAAGAACGTATGTCTTCAACCAAGACGGGAACAACGGAAATGGTGGCGGAAGCAAATTCGACATCATGGCTATGTTGCCCAACTTGATGGGAAGCAAGGGTGTAGACCCCGGCCTTCTCGCTTTACTGAACCAGGGACGTGGCAGCCAAGACCAATGGGGCGGCTCGTGGTGGTTCATCTGGATTATCCTTTTGTGGTTCTGTTGGGGCGGCAACGGCTTCGGCAACCGCTTTGGCAATGGTGGCGGTCTACCTGCCGAGCTTAACGGTGATGTCGGTCGTGAATACCTGATGTCAGCCATTCAGGGCAATGGCAATGCCATCAACCAGCTTGCTTCTTCTTTGAACTGCTCTACCCAACAGTTACAGAGCGCCCTGTGCAACATCCAGGGACTTATCGCCAATGTGGGCAATCAGGTGGGCATGTCAAGCCAGCAAATCATCAACGCATTCCAGTCCGGAAATCAGGCTGTTCTTACTCAGATTGCAGATTGTTGCTGCAAGACTCAGAACGCCATTACCACAATGGGCTATGAGAACCAGCTTGCGATGTGCAATCAGACCAACGCGCTTGTCAACACAGCCAATCAGAATGCCCTTTCATTGCGTGACGGTGCGACCGCCAATACCAATGCTATCCTTGCAAAGCTGGACGCCATGCAGAACCAGGCATTGCAGGACAAGATTGCGGCTCTTACAGCAGAAAAAGCCACTTTGACTGCTGAAATCTCCCAACGTAACCAGAATGCTACTATCCTGAATTCAGTAGGACAACAGATTGCTCCTTTGGCAGCAGGCTTGCAGGCATTGCAGTCCGATGTCGATGGAATAAAATGCAAGATGCCTAACACCGTTCCGGTTGTTTACCCTAATATTCAAGCCATCAACACAGATTGTTTCCGTGCTGCGGCTTTCGGTGCTTACGCCGGTGATGCAATGTATGGACGTGGCGGTTGTGGTTGTAACAACTACTGGGGTTAATTCCGGTAAGAAAGGGGGTAATTATGTGGCCTAACTTTTTTACAGGATTTCCTTTCTTGTTCCCTACTATTGGAAGGGCTAATTTCAATACCCTTCCTACGGTAGCCGTAACGGTCGGCACGGAGAACGTGACTTTAGAGCTGCCTAACCATGCGTTCCGTAACAGAAGCTATGTAGGCGGTTTCTATGTCAGTCTCCGCCAGGCGATACCTGCCGGTACGACTGCTACACTCCCGATACTGATAGGGACTAATGGGGATACAAGACCGTTGCTGGCTTACAACAATGAGCCGGTGACTGTCGGCAACCTTGCCGGAACGGGTATCTACGAAATCCACTATAACAAGTACACCAACGAACTGTTCCTTGTTAACGGTGGGTATCGTCCGACAACCGCATCGACACCGACTCCGACAGCAGAAGCAACCGCTCAAAAGAGCAAGTAGTTAACATGGGGCTTTGTGGTTATTTCCAAAATGGGAATAGCCACACCCCTTTAAAATCAAACCAATATGTTTCAATCACTTCGTACCAATAACCAGTTGTATATACTTCATAAGGATGCTAACCCGTTTATCGAATACGGTCCGGTAGTCAGCGTTTCCGCTCCTAAGCCGAAATATCCTATGGCATCCCCTATGGGACAGTTGCCCCAAATGGAAATGGTTGTGGATGTCGTTGTCTGTATCAACGGGCAGAACACGACTTTCCAAAATCTACCTGCCGGCATGGATATAGCCGACTTCGGGCAGAACGGCAATATCGTAGTGTCATGCTCTCGTGATGCGATGAATAACGAGGTCGCTTCTATGAAACAGAAAAGCATAGACATCATCAACAGCATGGACTTCCACAATTCCGTCATTGCGGGATGCGACAAGATGCTGACGCTCTTGAACCCCGAATTTGCAGAGAAACAACGTCAGGAACAGGAAATATCCTCTCTGAAAGGGCAAATGGCAGAAATGAGCAAAAATATGTCCGACCTTATGGATTTGAACAAACGGCTTATGGAACAGCTCGGAGTTGCTGAAACATCTAAAACAAAGAAATAATATGGGAATGTGGGAAATATTGGAAGAAGGACGCGGAGAATATGACCGTGACTTCGGTATGAGAGGCGGTAATCCTATGGAAGAAGCCTATAGAGAGGGTTGCCGTCATGGTTACGAGAGAGCCATGCGTGAGATGCAGGGCGGTGAAATGGGCTATCGTAACAGCGGTGGTTCACGCGGTGGAAGCTATAGCGGCGGCTCGGATATGGGAGAACGTCGTATGCCGGGTTACTTCCCGGAATATCCGGTTTACAACGAACGCCGCGATTCACAGCCTTACGGTGATGATATGGGCGAACGCAGACGCAGACGCGCCAACGGAGAGTTCATGTAATGGAGAGGGGATTATTCCCCTCTTTTGCCAATCACTTAAAATCAGGAAAATATGAAACAAAGATTAGATACATACGACAGAATACCGCCTGCAATGGCTGACTATCTCAGCCAGTACGGATGGCATTTCAGCAAGAAGATGTGCCTATGGGCTGTTTCCCGCATGAAGATGGAAAATAAATCTACGGGTAAAGAAGAAAAGCTGGAGCCAATCAGCAAAGAGCAGGTAGAGGAGCTTCTGAAAAAGTACAGTGTAAACCTGGAGAAGGATGCAGGGTACGACAGTGTTTACGTGGCAAACATGGCGAAGTCGGATTACTACAAAAGTTCTATCACTGACGAAGCCCATCTCGCATTGTTCATTAAGGATTACATAGATGATGTGGACGCTTACAATGGAATGCCTTTCACTCGGTTCTATGCCGACTGCATAGGCTCCGGCAATCCTATCATGTGGGAACAGATGATGTAGCCTATGATAATACAGGAATTTTACATACCGGATTATAATTGGGAAGTAAGGGTATATTATGCGGTGGACTGCTATTATACCGACCGTATCATCGCCGACCTTCAGCGGGTTGGATGCAGGGGGCTGGATTTGGTGAATGCCTATAAGAACATGCGCTCCTGCAATCTGAATACGGGTATCACTTACTCCAATATCCGAAACAGGCAAACCGTAATGGTTATAGCCCTTACTTCTTCCCCGGCAGAGTTTCAAAACTCTTTCGACCATGAAAAGGGGCATCTATGCCGGCATATCTCACGGGCGTTCGGCATCGACCCATACGGGGAAGAGGCGCAGTACCTTAGCGGATATGTGGGACAGAAGATGTTCCCGGTAGCGAAGAAATTTTTGTGTGAACATTGCAGACGTAGCTTATGTGGAAAATAGTACAAGCCATTTTATCAGGCAAATCCCGGGAAGAAGTATATAACATGCTTTCTCCCGAACAGAAAGAGACGCTGAACAGCCTTGCCGCGGCAAATGGTATAAACCGCCAACAACGTAGAAAACTTGAACGTGATGCGAAAAAGGGATTACATAGATGAACTGCTTGAATTGGCGGACAATGTCCTTTACATGGACTATTGCCGCCTTTTCCGGGTTATCCAATGGAACGTTTAGAACGCTTTGAACGGATTCTCCATTGGGTTATACCGCTTGCCGTTTTGGTGAGGGTTATATCTGTATGCCTGTAAGTTTACTATCTGCATTTAACTTTTGTAAGTCCATACTTAGCCAACCTTAGATATATCGTCCTTACACTTACATTCAACATCTCTGCCATTCTGCGGGGCTGTATATTTTCTTCCTTGTACAACTTGGTAATGTTTTCTTCCGAAAGTGGGTCAACGAAAGGTTTCTTAGGCTCTGTTATCCCCATCCGTTTACGTGCTTTCGCTGCATATGCTTCATTCTGTTTGTCTTTTGTGACGTAAATAACAGTGGTCTTGTTAAGGCGTAGAGGGAATAGCCTTCTTTCCACTTCCTTGTGTTGTTCGGCAAGGCTTTCTACATCCCCGTTGACCGTAGTGTCAATCTTCTTGTATTTGTCCGGGATACGGGAATGTCTGTCTCTGATTATTCTGTCTGCTTTTCTCATGACTTCTCTTCATTGTCTGAAAACACTAAATTTTGTACTTCTTCTTCCCATATATCTCCCTCATTTCCTTCAAAGTCAAGATATACCGTATCTTTAGGGCTTGGATTGTTGAAACTAGAAAGCAGCCCTATTACCTGCATGGGTATGGAAAGTCTCTCTCCTTGTGGTGACGGGAGTTTTATTCTCACCCGGTCACCGATTTTTAATTCTGTTATATCCATTATTTTATTATACTAAATTTATGATACCACTTGTCCGCATGGCTGAACCATCCTATAATGAATGATTTACCGAAGAGAGTTATTTTGTATAGTTTACTCATATATTTTTGTTAACTAATTCACACCAACTATTATCGCTTTCCCAAAACCATTGATAGCCGCCAGCGTGTTTACGCTTTCCGGAACAGCAATTCTTGATATTACGGGCACAGATGCCGGTCTTTCGTTCCGCATCGTTAGAGGACTGGAAAACACCTTGTAACCGTCCGCTTTTTATAGCTACTACTTTCTTTGCATTGCAGCCCGCTATATTAGGGTTTTCCGTTCTCCCTAAGGCTAATCCTTTAATCATACTTTCCCTTTTATGCGAAGGGATGTAATCATCCCATTTCTTTCCCTTGTTATGAGGGATACTTCCTTTTAAAAACCGCCCGTTAATAGGGTTGCGGTTTAATCGCTGTGGAGGTATATATAATTCATTCATCTTTAAATTCAAGTTTTGGGTTACTGATAGTCTTGCTATTCCTTTTCTTTGTCTTAACCATTCTCCGATAAACATCATCAATCAATTGCTTAAGCTCATTGACGTAGCTTCCCATACTCCAGCCTTCGAGTTGACACACCATTAAATCAAATTCTATTTCTTGTAGCAGCTTTACTTTAAACCTCTCGCGTGCAAAGACATTTACCCGTTGGCGCACATTACGGTTAATCATCGGGTCTTGTTTGGGTTCTTTGTTATTGGGAGTGTTTCTTTTCACGGGGTAGTGGTTGTCTGCTATGTTGTTAACATGAACATTCAGAGATTTTACAAGAATTCTTACTCCTCCGTTTAAGACGCTTTTCCCGTTTGTGTAAAAGTCGTATCCGGTCAAAGGAGAACCAGTATGCTTGTCAATGGAGAAACCCTCAGGTGGTTTATCGTAGAGTTCCCAATTCATGTATTTACTCATGGTTGTTTTATTTCAATAACTCCGGGCTGTCGTAAATATTACCTACATATCTAATCCCGAACATATCTATCATTTGTCCTATTGGCTTATTTCCAAGATTTTGAGACAGAACTTCTAATAGCACAAAAGAACCGATTTTATCACTATACACTACTTCACATAGTACACCAGCGCATTCAACCAAATCATGCTCATATATTTCTCTATCATTGTATTTAACTCCCGTGAACTGACCAACAGTTTCAGCCCATACGTCATCGCACCGGCAGTCTTCCGGAGAATATATCTTTGCCTTGTCTGTGAGGATAAGTCCGTTTTCGTCCCTTCCGGCAGTATAGAAAAAAGAGAGAAATCCATATATCCATTTCCCCGTATCAGTGCTTTTTCCTCTGAATTTTATTTCACGTTTCATAATCAATACTTTTTTCCATGTTTGTTTTCTCTCAATTCATTGTATCTCATCTTCTGATTGATATGCCATATAAGGTCTATATTAGAAAATTGGCAATACTTAATCAACCCGGCAAGAGCGAAACATATCCTTTTTCCCAAACCTTCTACATCGTTAGTTAGTAGGAGTGTAAAACCAAAACAAACCTCTGTAAATCTGAATCCGGATTTGAGGCTCACAAATTCATCGGCAATTTCATTCGTATCAGACAAATCTATACCTCTCAATCCGGCAAGGTCAAGCAGGCGGATTACAGCATCGGCAAGTTCATCGGGAAGTGTATCTTTTACATTCTTTTCAAAGGAACACTTAAATCGCTTTTCTTCTTCCACTAATGCAGGATAGCGATTATAGTCCATTTCAAAACGTGATTTACATTTCTTTCCTAATCTTCCCTTTCTATCTGCTTCCACGGCTTCCATAAGCTCGGATATTACAAGGCAAAGGCAATGTTCGTTACTCAATTCTTCATCGTGGAAACCGTGGTCGCAAGCGGTTTTATAGGCGCGGTC